TAGGGATCGAACCTACGACGAACGCATTAACAGTGCGTGGCTACTACCGCTGAGCTAAGCGCCAAAAATAAAGTGGAGCGGAGTGCGCGACTCGAACGCGCGTAGTTGGTTTGGAAGACCAAAGCCTAGCCTCTCGGCCAACCCCGCTCAGAAAAACACCCCAAATTGTTAAATAACATCTGGTGGTTTGGTATCAGGGGAGAGAGCTTTTCTTGATCCCCTGGCATGGCACCAGGGGCCACGCATCGTCAATCGAAAGACTTTTCCTGCCGTGTATTATCGAGGCGCGCGCCTGCGCTCCCCGATAATCTCGGGCAATAAATAAAATGTGATTGCGTGACTTTCAACATAGGTTTGGGACTTTATTCCTGTCGCCTCTAATAGTCAACGATTTGCAAGATATTTGACATTCTCGAAAACCTGTGATTATCATGCGCGCAACTCCCATCCAGGTGATGGGCATTTTGAAAGTGTTTCTAGGTCTCGCGTGTCCCCGGTGGCGCATGGCGTAACCTCCGTTCAGGAGTTCCGTCCATGGCGTTCACGAATTCCCCCTTCGGATTTAAACAGCTTCAGGGTACTGGCTCTTCGCCGACCTTTGAGATCACCACACTCGCGAACGGCGGCATTGATTACAACGCGGCCGCAATTTACTACGGCGACCCAGTAGCACGCGCCGGTTCCGGTGATGGAACCATAGTACGCGCAGCAGGGTCCGCAGGTAACTCCACCGTCACAATGGTTGGGATTTTCTACGGCTGCAAATATCTCTCCACCTCGCAAAAGCGCACCGTCTGGGGAAACTATTGGCCCGCGACCGACGTCGCTGTCGGCAATCAGTCAACCATCGAAGCCTACATCTGCAACGATCCAAACGCGCAGTTCCTGGTGCAATCGGATTCGACCGGCATTGCGCAGGCTGACGTGGGAGCGAACAACGATTTCAACATCGGCACCGGTACCACCTCAAACGGTCTCTCGGGCGCCTTTCTGATCCATGGGGGTTCGGTAAACGCAGGATACCCATTCCGCCTTGTATCACTATGGTATGGGCCACCGGGAGCGAACGGTGCGACATCATTTGGTACCACGGCAGCTACAGCGTACAACTACGCAGTCGTGGCCTTCAATAACGTCGAAACCAAGAACCTAACGGCGATCAACACCTAACGGAGCAATGATCCATGGCGATTAATCTAAGTCAGATCAAAGACCTGCTCCTGCCCGGCCTTCGCGGGATAGAAGGCAAGTATGAACAGATCCCGTCACAGTATGACAAGGTCTTCACGAAGTTCAATTCGAAGATGGCCCTCGAGCGTACCGCTGAAATGCGCTTCATGGGACTCGCGCAGCTGAAAACAGAAGGCGGTCAGACGCAGTTCGATAACAACGCCGGCGAGCGCTACATCTACAACCAGGAGCACAACGAAATCGCGTTGGGCTACGCGATCACCCGCAAGGCGATCGATGACAACCTGTACAAGACACAGTTTCATCCCAGCAACTTAGGTCTCATCGAGTCCTTCCATCAAACGAAGGAAATCTACGCGGCGAACGTGTTGAACACCGCAACGACCTACAACGCTGCCGTGAACGGCGACGGCGTGGCGCTTTGCTCCACCGCTCATCCGATCGATGGCAACACGATTGGCAACACGCCATCCACTCAGGTCGACCTGAACGAAGCCACATTGCTGACTTCGATGATTAACATCCGCACGAATTTCCGCGACCAGGCGGGTCTGAAGATGTTCGCGCGCGGTCGCAAGCTCATCGTTCCACCGCAGCTCGAGCCCGTCGCGATTCGTCTCATCAAGACCGAATTGCGTCCAGGGACCGCGGACAATGATGTGAACGCGATCCTCTCCACCGCCGGCGGCGTCCCCGAAGGCTACATGGTCATGGACTTCCTGACCTCGAGCTACGCATGGTTCCTGCTGACCAATATCCCAGGACTTGCCTACATGGACCGCGTCCCGTTCGAGACGGACATGCAGGTTGACTTCGTTACTGACAACCTGCTTGTCAAGGGCTACGCGAGGTACAGCCTAAGCTATTTTAACTGGCGCTCAATTTATGGGAACTTCCCGACCACGTAATGGAGGAATGAAGAATGTCCGACATTAACGGCGGCCAGAGTCCGAATCCGAACGGTAGTCCGATATTTCCGGGCACCGTATTCACCGGGCCGCTCATTGCTGGCAATGTGATGCACTCGGATGGAACTGGGAATCTTGCTGCTCTCGGTGGTAGCAATGGCACCGCGAATGCTGGCTACGTACACATGGGGCAATCGGCTGTCATCACGCAGGCAGCATCTGCGGGCCAGTCGGCTGGAGTGTGCGTTAGTTCCATCGTTATTCCTGCGCAGAGCCAGATCACGGCGTTCAAACTGAATGTCACGACGGCATTCACTGGAAATGCGACAACGCTTGGCATCGGCAACACATCAAATGCGACCGCGTATACGACGGCGAATGCGGCGGTCACTTCCGGTGCATTGGGTCAATCTACGGCGATCACACCTGGAACAGGCGCTGGACAGATCGGCAATTGGGACAACGTCGGGAATACCGATGTTCTGATTCAGGTTACCTCGACGAATACTGGCAACGGCGTCGGCACACTCACCGTGCAATACTATCAGGGCATTAACCTTGCCAGTTGACATATGAAATACGATCTTCCACATGAATACTTGCTTTCGGTGCTGGATTACAGCCCAGAGACTGGGCGATTTATTTGGAAAAATTCGCGGCGCCCGAGTCACATATGAGAGTAATATTGTGCCGTTCAAAAAGACGGCGGTAGGAGACGAATCATGAAGAGCGGACGGCGTAAGCACAAGGAAACTGGCGGGGCGAATGAGCCGGCAGAGGATCTGAAGACTGATCCGCCGGATCGGTCGTCGCCGAACAAGATCGCATCGGAAGCCGATGAGAAGAAGCGCGGCGGTCGTGCCAAGAAGGCACACGGTGGCAAGATGGTCGGAAAGGCCGAAGGCAAGAAAGCCGAGATGCGCGCCGATCGCAAACCGCGTAAGTCAGGTGGTCGCACCGGCTCTGACGGGAGCCCCTTCTCGAGCGCGCGTAAGGGTACGAATCCTCCAGGACGCAAGGAGATGTCGGGCGTTGAGGGCTTCGGAATCGATTAATTGCCCTGACGGGGCGCGACCGGCCCAAGGGTGTGTATAGACGCGGGGCCATCGATTGGCCCCGTAGTTTTTTATGGAGACGTGATACATGCGACCGATTACTGTAAGTGTGGGACCCCTGGCCTCGGCCGCAGCGAATAATATCGCAACCTCTCAGTCGCCGGCCGGAACGACGGGAAGCGCCGCGGCGACGTTCACGAATTCCTCCGCTTCGATCAGTGCGACAAATTCATTCGTCGCCGGTCAGCCAGTGACATTCAATCCATTCGGCGGCTCGCTCCCTGCCGGGTTCACCTATGGATCGGTGTATTACGTCATCTCGACGGGCCTGAGCGGTTCTGCCTTCCAAGTCTCATCTAAGGTGGGTGGTACGGCGATCACGGCAGGATCGGCCCCCGTAGGCACCATTAACGTCGTTTATGGTGCGAATGTGGCACTCAATGGAACTCTGGTCAACACGACTTCCGGCATTGCGGTCCTTGATAACCCGCGCCGTATCCTGATCACCACGTCCGACACGACGACAAAATTCACCATCACCGGGACGGCCGCAAACGGGACCATCCAGAGCGAGACGTTCTTAGTGTCGACCGCGACCTATTCAGCGCTCGATTATGCGACAGTGACTTCGATTACCGTAAACCAGGCGCCGACGGGTGCGGTGACGGTGGGTACGAATGGCACTGGCTCGACTCCTTGGGTGAGAACTGACGCCTCGGCATTCCCTAATGTTTCTATCATGACAGATGTAACTGGTACCGTGAATTACACCGTACAGTCAACCTCGGATGACCCGAATTCACCTACGAACTCTGTGCTACCGAGTTCTGTCACATGGCAGTCGACGAACGATCCCAATGGAGTCGCGGCAACTGGCGCGATACAGACGAACTATCTCTTCTCGCCGACATTTATTCGGATACTTCTGAACTCTGGGTCAGGGAGTGTGAGCGCTACTGTAATCCAGTACGGCGTGGTGTCTCGATAATGCGCGCGTCTAAACTGATCGTCGGCTGCGCATCGCTGTTTGTAGCCCATGCAGCGGTCCCGCAATCAGTCCCTGGCGGCAATGCCTATGTGCCCACGCAGCTCGTCGCCGGCACAAACATCACACTCAGCCCGACAAATGGATTAGGCAAGGTTACCGTCAACGCCGTTGGTGGCGGATCAGGTAGCGTAACAAGTGTTGCATTCGCGGACGGTTCAACGACGCCGATTTTCACGATTACCGGATCCCCGGTTACAACGACCGGTACGCTCACGGAGACCCTCGCCACACAGGCCGCAAATATCGTGTTTGCTGGTCCGACGACAGGCTCAGCGGCGCAGCCAAGTTTTCGCGGCATAGTAGTTGCCGACATCGCGACCGCGCTCACGACACCGGGACCGATAGGCGGCACGACCGCGTCAACGGGTGCGTTCAGCACGATCAGCGCCACGGGGCAGATAACGAGCACGCTTGCCACGGGCACGGCTCCATTTGCCGTGTCCTCGACGACCAACGTAGCCAACCTGAATGCCGCGACCCTGAATGGCGCCACAATGGCGATACCGGGGGCCATTGGCGGGACAACGGCCGCTGCTGGGTCCTTTACAACACTCGGGTCAACGGGGCTGCACACGGCCAGCGGGGGCCTTACCGTCACCGGCGCGAACTCCTCGATCAACGCATCGAGCAACTTCAACACCGCGTTCAACACCGGGACCTCTACTGGGAATATCACAGCAGGCAACAACACCAGCGCGACCGCTGCCGAGACGACGACATTCTTTGGCGCCGACATATTTACCTACGGCACGAGCGACTCTCTGGCCACATGGGGCTTAACCAGCCCGGTGTGGAACGTCACCGCGATGACGCTGAACGACACGACCGCCTCAGGGACGGTCACTAACGATGCGGCGATGACGATACAGGCGGCGAATTTCACTTCAACCGGGGGC